GTCCAAATATATATTGCATTTCTACCAAGTTTAGCACCCATGATTCGTGATCCGGCGGCCAGTCTTTGTGTACCAGCACTATTTTCTGCTGTAGGTGTGTAAGTATTAATATCTTCTTGAGACGAGAATCTTATAAACATATCGTCTTGTGTAGTTTTATTTCCTATAGTTGTTTCTGTACCAAAAAAAACTAAGTGACGATCGGGAGTAGATACTAACATATCACGTGACGCTGTTGGTGCACCTGATATAATAGTTGCTCTTGTTGATGTTGCATTTGTTGCATCACCATCCCATTCAAAACATTCTCCGTTATGTATCAACGCTATTAATGTTGATCCTAAGTTGTCTAAAGACCATAGACCAGGATCTGTAACTTTATCAGTGTTAGCTGCAGCTGATCCCCATCCAGTCCAACTAGATGTGTTAGTAACTGTTGCACCATTTAAATGTAAAGATCGAGTTGATCCTCTAGCTGCTCTAGTAATTCCTGTTAATTTATTTCCTGTAATTCCTGTGTAAGATATTTCTTCTGCACCTATTTGAATATAATTAGTTCCTGATGATGGAAAACCTGTAGTGCTAGCTAATGTAATTTCTGTAGCAGAACTATTATTACCATTAGTGTCATCTGCTAAAGCACCATTTAAAGTTGTTGTTAATGAACCTAAAATAGAACCACCCCACAAAGCAATACCCCAACCAAAAGCTCCTATCTGTTCAGCAGGTCCTACGTGATAGTATTGATAATATTTAACACTTCCAGATGTCGTAGCACCAGAACCTGTTTCATTACTATCCATTGTAATAGTTAATGTATCTGAACTAGGTACACTTGTTACCATATATTTTACATCATCAAAATCTGATGCTGAATAATTAGAATTAGTTGCAGTTGAGAAATCACTAAATAATATAATATCTCCAGCTACAAAACTATGTGGTGATGGAAATGTAATAGTAACTTCTTTTTGTCCATTGGTTGTAGTAAAACAATTTGATATAGTTGTTCCTGTTGGATTAACTAAAGGATGTATGTCATAATAAACACCCCCAGAGTATATATATAAAATTCTATTTGTTCCTATTGCTGCAAATTTAGTAGATTCTTTATTAACAAAATGATGCAAACCTCTAGCTGCACCTGTAAGTTTTGATTCTCCTAATTGATTCCAACCACCTATTTTTTCAGGAGTACCATATCTAAAACGAACATTTTCTCCACCTGTCCATTGAGACTCAGCACCTGTTGATGTAACTTGTTTGTTGAACCCTGGTAAGAATCCTAATTTTTGTAACATATAACCTCATTATAATACTATTTTACAAATGCCGGTAGACCTAACATAGGCCTTCCGTCAAATTTGTTTTTTTCAGCAAATGGGCCATTTACATGATTATAATGTAGAAATACTTGACCGCAAATGTTCCCGTCAAAAGGCTCTCGCCAATGTTCGAGTTCACATCCACTATATACTAGCATATCTCCCACTTCAAGCAAGACTTTCGTGCCTGCTGGAGCATTAGGTTTTACAACATTTTGTCTTTCGTTAATGACATTATCTGCTCCGGTGCCATCTATAAAAATAGGCCAAGGATCACCACCTAAATTAAGTGTTGTAGATATTTCACAACTAGGTCTGTCTTTATGTCGGTGTAGACAATCACCTTTCTTGTATGCTCTAGCATAGGAATAAGTAGGACATAGATCTAAGCCAGTGTGTTTTTTCATAACAGGCATCATCTTAACCATAAGAGTTTCCATAGCAAAATCAGCATAACATGAATAAGTATTAGGTATTTGTTGATCGGTCCATGTTCCAAGTATCGGGGACTGTGAGTGTATGTTGTGTTTATACATAAAATCAACTGCATCTCTTTTAAGTAAGAAGTAGTTTAATATAAAGTTAGCTAGATCGTATGATACAGCGTTCTTTATTACTTGGTATTTATTATTTTGAAATGTCTGTTCCATCTTTATGTTTTGTTTGATATTTTTTTGTCGGGTTTACAAGCGTATCTACTTCTTCATTAGGCACTACTTCTATCTCATAATATTCTATACCTAACAAACATCCTGCAATAAATCTTCTCATTCCCATACATAATCTGTATTTGCCGTCTTTTTCAGTGCATATTAAAGGATTAATTATACCATTTTTTTCTATGTCTATTTTTAATTTTTTCCATTTTTCATTTCTTGTTTGAAGCATTCTACCTTTTTCTGTTTTTAAATGATTTTCTCTAAATACTATTTGATCTTTGTGTACTCTCATACAAACATACCTTTCTGTAAAAAATTAAATGACACTGATATTCTTATATCATTAGAATTGTTAGGATCAACACAATGCATTAACCAAGATGGAAACATAATACATCTTCCTGCAATAGGTTCATAATGTGTTTCTCTATATAATCGTGGAGGCACTGGACCCTTTTTTTGATTTGGTCTAACCATTGCAGCTGATGATCGTGGATCATCTATTTTTAACTGTCCAGAATTTTTAGGAGTTTTTACATAATATACACCAGACCATAATGAATTAGGGTGTTGATGAGCCCTATTCATACCACCTGGTGGATTTATATTAGCCCACATATTACCTAAGAAAGGTTCACTATCTAAATGCTCTTGTTCATAAATTGTTTTTTGACAGGCGTACAACATGTTAACTAATTTTTTAAACTGAGATAACTGATGCATGTTAGTAGTTGAATGCCAACCTTGTACATTAGTTCTAATTACTCCTTTGTCTTTATTAGACCAAGCTACAATATCTCTTTCCAATTCTTGGTTAAGAGTTGGATGTTCTATATCTGCAATATAGATAGGTGTTGGAAAATGTAAATCTCTATGCATTATTTAAATGGTGTGCCTCCAAACCACATAACTAAAGATTTTCTATTACCACGTATTACGGGTTTTACTCTGTGTCTAATAAATGATGCAAAGAACACAGCATGTCCTTGTTTTATTTTTGCAACTTTACCTTCAGCCATTAATTCTAAATCACCACCTTCAAACTCTGACTCAGGTGAAAGTAAACAAGTCATAGATATTTTTCTTATTGGTGGTTCATGTTGCATGTTTATATCATTATCTACATGCCATTCATAAAACCCACCTTCAGGATATTCTGTGTATTGTGCTAGTTCTGTAATTTGCATTCCATCAAAACCAAAATGATTACCATTAGTGGCTTTCATAATACGTTCTATGTCTTTGTACATGTCAGTCATTTTTGTAAATGGTATCCAACTAATGTGTGAGGTTCTTGTTTTAGTATCTATCTTTCCACCTTTAATTCCTTTTTCATTTCCAACATAAGCATCATTTCTAGGTTCTGCACGTCCAGCTTGAATAATCATTTGACATTGTTCTGGTGTAAAAATTGGTTGTGTAGTTTCAACTATAAAAGATCTCCAACGTGGTTCTGTTATCATATTGCTCCTCTATTTTTAATTGGGTCAAACTGTACATCACAGTTTGCAGCAAGTGTTCGTCTAGTCTCAGTAGTTCCATTAAAAGGATATACACAGTGTCTCATATCATATGGAAAAATATAAAAATCTCCAATATTCATTGGAGGTTGATAATCTATTTTTGCAAACTGACCATTGGCTGCACCTAATATCTGTAGTCTTCCATTCTGTTGTATATGTTCTGCTGAGTATTCTTTACCAAACGTAGATGGTAATTTTAAAACCATAACAGAAGATAGTCCTGTAAATAACATTCCTCTATGAACGTGTGCAGGGTTATATTCGTGTTGTTTCATTTCATTAACCCAAATAGAATTAAGATGTAACTCATAATCTTTTATTTTATTAAATGTTAAATAGTAATTAAATGTTTCAAAAAAATAATTTGTTACATCTCTTGGTAACATATTGTGGTTTTTCATTTTAGATTGGTCTTGACCATGGTAAAATAAAGAATGTTCATTTTCTATTTTACCTACTAACTGACCATTAGCGGGTGCAAGGTTATAAAAGTTTTGTTCATATATTTCATTAATAGATTTATATATATCTAACGGAACTTGACATTTTAAAATTGATTGACCTAAAAATATAAAATCAAACTTTGGTTTTTCCATGTTGTTCAATTTTTTCTTTCTCTTGATAACTTTGTTCTAATTCACCAGACTTTTTAATTCTTTGTAATGATTGTAGCTGACCCATTACATTAAATATTTCTGCTTCACTAGAGTTTTCATTTAATGCTTTTGATTTTTCATGGTATTGCATACCATATGATTCTAGTTGGTGAACGTTAACATCTTTGTCATTAAATGATCCGTCATTAAATTCACCTTTTAATTTAGACCACATTTTAATTTCACGCATTCTATGTCTTGCAACTTTTTCCATAGATGCTTTACCAAATTTAGCTTCATCTAAATCTATTTGATATTTAGTTCGTTTATAATCATCTTCTTCTTTATTAATTTTACCTTCTAACCAAGTAATTTTTGCGTCATTTCTTCTATAATCAAAAGACAAATGCATTAAATTATCTAAATATGATGATTGTTCTCTGACACATTGCCAATACTTAGCAGCTTTAGTTGGGTATCTATTATCTTGTAATACAGAAAACCTTGCTTCTGTTTCTGTTCGAAACATTTGTTTTTTGGTCCATGTATCTCTTAACTCATCTACCATACCTTTAAAATCTTTAAGATCAGATGGTTCTAATAAATTATTTAAATGAGTTTCTTCTTGTTGTATAACTTCTTTAACGTCTTTTTTCATAGCTTTATCCTTTATAGTTAAGACTAATATATACTATCTAAAATATATTACAAGTCTTATGAGTCGGTAAATGTTCTTGTTTGAGGTGCACCTGCACCTGTCCATTCTTCTGTATTATTTTTATCACTTCCACCACTTGCTAATGCAGCAGTTTTTGTTCCTGAGCCTGCTATATAAGCTCTTGATACTGATAAATCAGTTGTCTCACTCCAGCTAGATCCATTCCATTCTTCGGTTTTAGTTGAAGGAACTGTAGGAGGTGGGGCTGACGGATACGGTACTCCACCACCAAAAGCTATCGCTGAAGTATTAGATGCTCCAGTTCCACCTGCACCTACTCTTGCAGTGTTTAAAGAATTTACCGTAGTCCAACAAGTTTCATTCCATGATTCTGTTGCTGCTGTTACTGGAGATGCACCTCCAAAAGCTAATGCTGAATTTACAACTCCAGCTCCTGTTAAACCAGCTCTTGTTGTATTTAAATCCGCAACTTCTGACCAACAGGTATCATTCCATTTTTCTGTTATGTTTGTATTTGGAGGATCTATTGTTCCACCAAAAGCTAAAGCTGCTGTTTTAACTCCAGTTCCACCTAAAAAATATCTTGCTGTATTTAAAGAATTTACCGCAGTCCAACTTGTATTATTCCAAGCTTCTGTTGCTGATGATGAAGGTGTGCCTCCACCAAAAGCTAATGCTAATGTGTTGTCAGCCCCTGCTCCTGCTATTCCTCTTCTAGCAGTATTTAAATCTGCAACTTCAGTCCAATTAGTTCCATTATATTTTTCAGTTTGTGCTTTATTAGGTGGTCCTCCACCAAAAACTAATGTTGATGTTGTAGTTCCTGAACCTGCAGCTTGATCTCTAACTTGATTTAAAGTACCACCAGTTGCCCAAGCTCCAACAGTCGTAGCTGCTAGACCTTTTACAACGTTAGAAGTTGAATTATACCAAACTTGTCCTTCAACAGGATTCGATGGGTCTGATGCTAAGACTTCAATTTGTGTTCCTTTAATTTCTTTGTATGTTGCCATAATTAATCCGTAGTTATTGTTTTAGTTGAACTTGATGTATTGACCCATTCATCTGAAGAATCATCTAATGTTCCAGGAGCAAGTTCGCCACCAGCATTTATAGCACTTGTAGTACTTCCTGTTCCTATTGAATTTGTTCTTCCTTTAGATACGTCTGCAACTTCTGTCCAAGTAGCTCCATTCCATTCTTCTACTACTGCTGTTTGAGGTGGTACCGTTCCTGTAATAGCTAATCCTGATGATGTTGTGCCTGCTCCTGCCGCAGCATTTCTTGCAGTATTTAAAGTAGCTGTTTCAGTCCAACTTGTTCCATTCCAATATTCCGAATGATTTGTAGTTGCAGGAATTGAACCACCAAAAGAAAGCGCTGCTGTTTGAGTACCTAAACCACCATGGTTAGCCACAGCAGTATTTAAATCACCTACTTCTGCCCAACTACTTCCATTCCATCTTTCTGTTAACGCTGACAGAGATACGGGTGGAGTAGTATAACCTCCAAACCCTAATGTTGCTGTTGATGTTCCAGATATAGCTGATGCCATGTAAGCTCTAGCGCTAGTTAAACTTCCTGGAGATGTTGCCCAACTACTTCCATTCCAAATTTCTGTTGCCGCAACATAAGGAGGAGCATCTCCGCCAAAAGCTATAGCTGCTGATTGACTTCCGTTTCCTGCTATATCTCTTCTTCCAGTATTTAAATCGTTTACATTTGTCCAAGCTGTTCCGTTATAAGATTCTGTTTTAGCTTTTAATGGAGAAGGTGTTCCACCAAACATTATTGCAGCTGAAGAAGATGTTCCCGCTGCACCTGCTACTCTTCTAGCATTATTATAATTACCACCTGTAGACCAAGCCCCAACTGGTGCACCTGCACCTCTCCATTCTACAGAAGTTCCTGTTAAAGATGGAGCTAATCCAGCAAAGAATAAAGCGTTTGTTGAGTTTCCTCCTGCTGCATGATTTTGTCTGCCTGTTGGTAAATTAGTAGTTTCAGTCCAAGTAGAACCATTCCATAATTCTACGTTTGCTGTTTTGGGAGGTGTAGCTCCACCTGCAACTAATGCAGCTGTATTACTAGCACCACACCCTGCCGCATAACCTCTACCTGTATTCATTACAGTACTTACTGCCCAGCTAGTTCCATTATAAGATTCTGTTAGTGTTTGATACCCAGGAGGTAAATAACCACCAAAAGCTAAAGCAGAAGTTGCTATTCCAGCTCCACTTAAAGCACCTCTTCCTGAATTTAAATCACCACTTTGTTCTGCCCAAGATGATCCATTCCATAATTCTGTTTTATTTGAAGCAGCTGGTTCTAAACCACCAAAAACTAAAGCTGAAGTATTACTAGCACCACAACCTGCTACTTCTCCTCTTGCAGTAGTCATGCTAGGAGTATTTGACCAACAAGTTCCATTCCAAGATTCTGATGCAGCTGATCTTGATGGATCGTTTCCTCCAAAAACTAAAGCACTTGTGCTAGTTTTTCCTGCAGCAGCAGTTTCTTCTCTAGCAGTATTTACATCATTAACTTCAGTCCAAGCTCCTCCAGTAAATAATTCTGTATTTGCGTAAAGTGGTGGATCCGCTGTACCTGTAATAGCCAATGCTGCTGTGTAAGAACCAGCACCTGCTAACCTTCGTCTAGCAGTATTCATAGTGTTAGCTGTGGCCCATGAACCAGTTGTAGTAGTATTAGGATGTTGAAACTTTAATGTGTTGGCCGTATCATTATACCACACCTCTCCCGTATTCGGATTATCGGGATCCGTAGTGTAGTTCTGTATTTTACTACCATGTGTGCCTAAATACGTAGCCATTTAAATTTTTACTCCTCTAATGTTATGTCAGTAGGTCTTGTGTTAGTCTCTACTGCTGGTGCTTTGTCAGCATCAGGTAAAGCATCCCACGCAGCTTGTGCTGCTTGAACCTCTGCATCAACAATCGCCTGTGCCTCGTCTTTTGTTTTTACAGTACCTGCAACTTTAGCAATCCAAAGATTACCGTGTTTGTTGTATGCAGGAACTTGCCAAACATTACCAGGATAGCCAACAAACGTGATTCTTTGAGATTCAACGTGATCGATAAATCCCTTTCCCCAGTTTTCTGCTACACAGTATTGATATGTTTTTGCCATAGTTTTCTCCTTTTATTAATCTGTTAATACCTTAGTTGTGTTTGAACTTCCACTCCATTCTTCTGTCATTGCTTTAGGTGATGAAGCTCCTCCAAATGCAACTGCTGCTGTTGAAGTACCTGCACCATTACCATCTGCTTGTGCAACATTTAAATCTGCAACTTCTACCCATGCAACTCCATTCCAATCTTCTGTTTTACCTGTATTAGGTGGTGCTTCTCCACCAAAAGCTAGTGCCGCTGTATTACTAGCACCTGTTCCCATAATACCATATCTTCCAGTATTTAAATCACTAACTTCAGTCCAACATGTATCATTCCAAGATTCTGCTTTTGCTTCATATGTAGAAGGAGGTGATGAAAAACCACCAAAACATAAAGCATTTGAATTAACAGATCCAGCTCCCGCATTACCATATCTTCCTTGGTTTAAATCGTTAACTTCTGCCCAACAAGTTCCATTCCATTTTTCTGTGTATGCTCTAGGAGTTGGAGTTCCTCCATAACATAATGCTGATGTTACTATACCTGACCCTGCTGCTGTACCTCTTGCATTGTTTAAAGTATTTCCTGCTGCCCAACAAGTTCCATTCCAAGACTCTGTTAAATTTGAAACTGATCCTGAGTCACTTGGTTGACCACCAAAAGCTAATGCAGAATTATTGTCTGCTCCGCAACCCATTGTTCTTCTTGCAGTGTTTAAATTGTTAACTTCTGTCCAACTATTTCCATCATATTCTTCTGTTAAATCTGTTCCATTAGTTCCATCTGCATCTCCACCAAAAGCTAAAGCTGATGTTTGAGTTCCTGATCTTCCTAAATATCTTCTACCAGTATTTAAAGCTCCACCTGTAGACCACGCACCAACGGGTCCTCCACTTGTAAATTCTTCTGTGTTATTTAAATAACCTCCAGGATTATTTCCACCATAAGCAAGTGCTTGAGTTTTAGATCCAGATCCGGCTAAATATTGTCTTGCTGTAGATAAATCACCTACTTCTGTCCAAGAAGTTCCGTTCCATTGTTCTGTTTTGGCAGTAGGAGTTCCTGGCGGTTCTCCACCAAAAACCATAGCAGAAGTTTTACTTGTTCCAGATCCTGCTAGTCCTGAACCTCTAGCTTCATTTAAATCACTTTCTTCAACCCAACTAGTTCCATTCCAAGATTCTGTTAATGCTGCTCTCGGTGCTGGACCTGTGTTACCACCAGCAGTTAAACCAGTTGTAGCTGTTCCCGATCCTGAACCATACCCTCTAGCAGTATTTAAACTAGCTTGTTCAGCCCAACTACTTCCATTATATAAATCTGCGTCTGCTATAAAAGTACTAGTTTGTCCACCAGCAGAAATTGCTGCAGTTGTTATACCAAACCCCATTACATATTGTCTTGCGCTAGGTAGATCAGTAACTTCTGCCCAAGAAGTTCCATTCCATTTTTCCACCTTAGATGTATAAGGTGGTTCAGTTCCACCAAAGACTACTGCAGATGTACTACTTGCTCCAGCCATTGGACTTAATTGTCTAACTTGATTTAAATCTGCTGTTTCAGACCAAGCAACTCCATTATATATTTCAGCTAATGCAGAACGTCCAGGTGGATAAAATCCTCCTGCACCTATAGTATCTCCCGCGTTTCCTGCATTACTCATTGAAGCTCTGCCAGTTCCTAAATCACCACCAGTAGCCCAAGCTGCTGTTGCGACATTTGGATAATTATATTTAAAATCTTTGTTAGTGCTATCGTACCATAGCTCACCTTCTACGGCGCCTGGATAATTACCAGCGTAGTTGACAACCGAAGTTCCAACTTTCTCCTTATAAGTAGCCATGATTATTTATTCTTTAACAACCAACCCTGTGTAGAATCTGTATACACTAAAGTATTTGCTGCTCTTTCTACCGAAACTGTCAATGGTGATGTCGAACCCATAATTTTTTCTGTACCATTTTGATCAATGGTAAGTGCATTAGTGTCAAATGTTCCTGCATAATCAACAAAAGATATTTCATCTCCTAAAGTTCCTGCAGGTAAATCCATTTCTATTGCATTACTTGTTGTATTAATAAAATATCCTTTTCCAGCTACTGCTGTAAATGTAGCTGAACTTTGAACTGCTTGCCAATCAGTTCCACCAGTATTATCTACAAAAGATAATTGACCTGAACCATTGGTTGTCATAACTTGGTTTGCCGAACCGTCCGCTGCAGGGAAAGTTAAATTGTCTAGTGTTATTTTTCCTGATCCTTTAGGTAAAATTGATACACCTATGTTAGTATCTCCACCAGACGCCGTAAAAGTAGGGTTATTTCCGGCAGCCGCATTAGCGTATGTAAGTTCATTAATTGCAGAACCTGTTGCAGTTAATTTAAATAATTCGTTTCCACCAGTATCTAAAATTGAAGTTCCAATTGCAGGTGATGTTAAAGTTTTGTTTGTTAAAGTTTGTGTTCCAGTAAGAGTTACATCTCCAGTGCCTCCTAATACAGCTTCAAAAACACCAGTGTTTGTTGCAACACCATCAAGATAAACAAGTTTATATCCTTTATTATCTGCTGCAAAAGTAACAGTTGCACCTGAACCAGATGCTGCTTTTATTTGTACTGTGTATGCACCAGAAGTACCGTTTTTAATAATGTAAAAATTTTCTGTAAGTAAAGGAAAAGTTACAATTCTTGCTCCAGTTATTGAACCTGTAAGTTCTATAACTCTGTGTTGAGCAGTACCTGTTAAAGCACCGTCTGCTATTGATAAAGCTGTTGGTGTTCCTGAATCAGTTACAGTTTGAGAATTAACACCACCAGTTAATTGTTCTATAAGATTTAAGTTTGCATTGGTTTTTGTTCCCCAAGTACCGGCGTTTTCACCGGTTGCCATTAGTTCAATACCAAGATCAGTATAAGTTGATGCCATTATTTATTCTCCTAAATGTTGTATTTATATAGTCTATTAAGTTTTAAGTCAAACATGTTATGCAGGAGTTTTTGTTGTATATCCTGTTGTGTTTTTTGGCGTCTTATTTGAGTATCCGCTAACTGACGTTTTAGGTGTTTGTGTAGTATATCCTGTACTTGTTTTAGGATCAAGTTTTCCGTAATATTTTAATATAATACCGTCAGCATTTAAACTTGTAGTAGCTGTTTGTCCCAAACCTACTAAACTAGCTATAGATAACTGAGTTGTTGTTAAAGATCCTAAAGCTGTTGTAGCTGATCGACCTGTTAAAGTAGCTCCAGTTATATTTGAAATAGTTAAAGAACCTAAAGATGTTGATGCTGAAACGCCTGTTAAAGCTATAACAGGATTAGAAGATATTGTAATAGCACCAACATCTGTTTCAGCTGATTGACCTGTAATACCTATTACATCTGCAGGAGATATACTTCCTACTGCACTTGTAGCTGATAAACCAGATAATCCTACTGAATGAGCATCTACAGACAATAATCCTGGACTTGATGTTAAACTTAATGCAGATAGTGTAAGTGTGTGATCAGAAAATGTAGTTAAACTTCCTACTGCACTTGTAGTTGATAAACCTGTAAGACCTATTGCTTGATCTGCTACAGTCAATGATCCTACGTTAGCTGTTGCAGATAAACCTGTTAAATTAAATACAGCTGAGTCAACTGTACCCCAACCATTTTCACCCCAATCAAGTGTACCCCAACCAGGTTTTATTTCTGTTGTTAAAGCTCCGACAGAACAAGTTGAAGATAAAGAAGGTAAAACTACATCTATTGCTGACTCACCCCAATTTTCAAAACCCCAAGTATCTCTACCCCAACCTGTTTCATTAAACGGAAGTAAAGTACCTAATGAAGAAGTTATTGATAAACCAGAAAGAGTGACTTCAATACTGTCTTGATCACCCCATTTATTTTGTCCCCATTGAAGAACACCCCAAGTATTTGAATCAACTGTATTAGCTGTTCCACCCATTCCTGAGTGAAGTGCACAATAATAATAAAGTTGTGGCGCGCTGTCTGCTACGACTATTGTAGTTTGAGTTGAACTATTGTGTGTTACGCCGGTTGTATATTCACTTCCGGAATTGTGTGTGCCATCTGATGTTGTAGAAAATCTAAATGGGTGACCTGCAGGATAATTAAATATATAAGTATAACCTTCTGCAAGAGTTATAGTATCTTGTAATACACCATCTATGTAATATTTATTACCAGAGCCGGGGTTGGCTACCGTTACTGTAAATGTTCGGATTGCCGACATAAGGACTTACTCCTTATGCTATCTGAACGATTGCGTTACCTGCTGTCTGTGCTGGAAATTGAACAGTAAATGTTCCACTTGTTACAGTTTTGTCTGCACCAAAATTAACAACACAGACTGATCTGTTTGTTGTAAATCCTGTGATTGCTGTTGTATTATAAATTAAACAACCTCTTGCTGTAAAAGTAGCTGAAGTAAAACTAACATCATTAAATTTTACACATGCTGTGTCTGAAGATAAAACTGGATCAGCTGATGATGTTAATGCGGTTCCACCTGCAGTGTAACCAGTGTTTGAAGATCCGCCATCGGTTTGACTTTGACTAACTTCAAGTGTGTTAGTTGGAACTGCGTTAGCAGATGATGGTGCTGTGTAAACAGTTGTTGTTTTACTTAATGAAGCTGAGTCACTTGAAAATAAAGCTAGTTTAAATGCGTTACCTGTTGGTGCTCCACTACTGTCATTAAAGTTGTGACCACCTTGTAGAATTTCTACTTTGAATGAATTACATATTGCCGATGTTATTGTCATAAAAAATCTCCTAATTACTGAGGCGCTGACTCGATTGGAATTCTTATTGTACCATCCGTGTAATCGTCTCTTCTTCTTCTTCCAATTTGCATTGCTGCAAACTTTTGTAGTTCAGTTTTATACTTCTGTTCATATAATGTCAACATGTCTGTTGGGCCTTTTAAGAAACTAAATGCTTCTACTAAACATGCATATAATAGCCCTTGTGGAAAGTAATTACTTACATAAGTACCACTTGTATTAGTCTCTAAACCAGTTGGCATAGCATTATAATGAATAATATATTTGTAATTTTTATCTGGTGTAGGGGCTACATATACCGCTCCTGAAGTAGCTGTGCTAGTTCCAGTAGTAGCACCACCAAACATAGAATAATATTTAGGTAATCCTGTTACATCTTGTGCTGCAGCTCCGCCTGAAGTTCCTGTTAATTCTCCTACATATTCTGATATAAAAGTTTGATCACGTCTTTCTAACCATACTCCTTGTCCAGTAGTAGCTGTTGTTGAATCGTAAACTTCTATACCTCTAACAAATAATAAACCCGTAGGCATTGTAATAGAATTAAAATCTGTAGCAAATTGTGCTTCTGCTTGAATTCTATCTGAATCCATAGGACAATCTAAATTAATTCTGTGTTCTGAATTACGAAGAAAACCATTTATAACAGCAGCAGTAAGAACATTAGCATCTACTTCTGTGTAATTTCTAATATCTGTTGTTAAATCTGAATAACTATATGCCATAATTAAGCTCTATCATTTACGGGTCCAATTGTACACTGAAAACCGCCTCCTGTTGCCGTGCTTCCAGCATTAGATACTAAAGGCACTGTTATAGAATTATATTGTGTTTCAGTGGCTGGTTGAGCCCCTGTTTGAACAGTTGTTCCAATAGCAGTTGCTAAATAACATCCAAAAACTTTTGCTCCACTGCTATGCGTAGTTGCTGTAGTATTAGATGGATTTATTCCTTTAAATGGTGCAGATGTTCCACGTGTGCAACCTGTTAAATTGTTAGTAGATTTACCTGTATATTGAATTACTTCATTAAAATATTTTCCGTAGTTATCTGTGTTAGGAGTTGTATCAATTTTTTCTATCATAATAAAACCAGAAGTTGGAAATTCTGATGCA